GATTAAAAACTTTTTAGAAGACCAAGCGGCTGTCATCACTAGAGATGTAGTGCCTAACTATGAAAGAGTGCCAGAAATTGTAAGGATGATCAGAAGAACTCCGTTTGGTAACTTCATTGCATACCCTGCTGAAATAATAAGAACCAGTGTCAATATTTTAGAACAAGCAATTAAAGAAGTGGCCAGTAATAATTCTGAAGTCAGAGCGAGAGGTATGGAAAGACTGTTGGGGTTTGGCGCAATTACTACAGGCATCCCTGCTGGTGTGCAAGCCACTGGAATGATGTTGACCGGAACCAATCAAGAACAACTCAACGCTTACTTGAGATCCTTTGCATGGCCTTGGGAAAAGACAGCTACCATGATACCCATAGGCACAGACAAAGACGGAAATATTACAGAGGTAATTAATTTATCTTACACCATGCCTTATGATTTCTTAGCCAGACCATACAGAGCGATTCAACAATCAATTGATAACGGTCGAGTAGCTGAAAAAGAAAACATGGACATATTAAATGAAGCAGTTGGCATGATGTACAACGATATGTTCTCTCCATTCTTAGGAGAATCTTTACTTACAGAAAGAGTATTAGATGTTTTTACGAGGAACGGAGAGACTAAATTTGGAACTAGAATATGGAATCCAAATGAAAACGTAGGTGCAGGAGAAAAAGCCTACGCTGGTATAGCGCATATAATCAATGGTCTTGTTCCTTCTTTAGCTCCTGCTGAATTAAATCCTAAAGTAAGTTTAAAAAGAGCATATGAGAATGTTCCGGGTGACGGAACACTAGGTGATAAGATTAGCCAATTTGGTTTTAGAGCATTTAACGTGCGTGATTTACCTCGATCAGTGTTAGTAGAAAGTCAATTGGTAGATCCTAAATACAGAGTATCTGACAGAAAAGAACAAGTAGATTTCTTTAGTGAAATGACTCAAGGAATGAGTGGTGTAAAAACAGTTAAATTTGATATAGAAAAAAAATTAAAGTATCAAGCTTTTGAAGCAGCAAGAGAGATAGCATCTGCATCACAAGAACTAAGAGCTTTACGAAAAGCATACGGTAAACGAGTGCCAGAAGAATTTGCAAACGCTTATAAAAGATCTAATGAAATAAGGTACAAAGCATTAAAAGAATTGTCAGTTGCTGTAGATGATGCGGAATATTTGGGTCTAAAAAAAGGAGACATAGCGCAAATTCTTTCAGATGCAAAAGTAAAAAATTATCAAAATGTAATGAACAATGAATTCATTCCTTATTCACCGCCTCCTGAAATATTCTTTGATGCTTATGAAGCAAGTGAAACTAAAATAAGAAACGTGCCTGACATGGGTCCAATGTATCAAGATTATGGACAAAGATCAGGTCAGCAATTATCTCCCCCAATACAGCGTTCTCAGGTTGTACCGGGTCAAGGAGTAGATCTACGTTTATTTAGTGACAAGTCTGAGGGAACTCAGTTACCATTGAGTCAAGATAAAAAAGCAAGTAACGCTTTGAGACAGAAAGAGATGAACAAACTACTTGGTCTAGATGATTGATTCCAAAACGAAAAAGTAAAAGCAAATACTACGCAAAGAAAGTTGAGTATGACGGCATCACATTCGACTCTAAACTTGAAGGGGCTCGATACAAAATCCTCAAAGGCATGCAAGACCGTGGGGAGATATCCGACTTGGAAGTGCAGGTTCCCTATGAGTGTGTTGTGGAGGGGAAGAAGATATGCAAATACTTTGCGGACTTCCGGTATCGATGCGGAGAAGATGTCATCGTAGAAGATACCAAGGGTGTTATTACCCAGGTGTTTAGTTTAAAGAAGAAGTTGGTAGAAGCCCTGTATCCAGGGCTAGTAATAGAAATAGTTAAAGATCCCAGAGAGCAACCTAGAACGGAGTATTATCTTCGTCAGTTACCTCAATTTGTGTGAACTCCCCATCAAACTGATTCCTCGCTTCAATCATCTCTTTCATTCTACCAAAGTCATAGTTTGTTTTTGAAAGCTCACGCATCTCAGAGCTCGTGAACTTCATCTCACCCTTCAAACTTGCAATGACATTATGAAATCTCCACATGCCAGCACGATAAGCAACCATGTCCTCAGTGCTTTCTTCTTCAATCATGTCTGCTTTTACCATGCGAGGGTTCCACAGATGGTCAGGACAGCCTTTCTTTTGTTCTTCAAGGGTAAGGTTGCGGTTACTTCTAGTACAGAACCAAGCGGCATCAGTGCCGTCTATGACCGGACTACAGGATTTACAGTTACGACAGTTGACTGATGGCGGTAAACGATTGCCAAGATAAGTCTCACGATACTGAGGCGTTTGATTCTTGAGCCTCCAGTCACGTTCATGCATACCATCAGGTGGCCTGTCAGAAGTTATAATTCTAGTCGCTCTCTCTTGAGCTTCCTCCCAGATGTGAGGATTAAAATCAACGACCTCAGAATAAATCTCACTGGTGTTTTTATTAACAACAACTGCCAGTGCTTTCTTTAATCCAAAGCAACCCATGTAACAATGCAACTGCCATTGGTATGCCTTAGACCAGCCCTCGTAGTCACCCATCTTTTCCAGTTCTTTGAATCGCTTATCATTAGCTGACTTGCATTCAAACACTAAAACCTCATCTGGGTTTTCTTCAATGACTCGCTTCACAAACCCATCGCAGCTTCCCCCAAAGTGTCCGCCAATAAAGGATGCTCGATACTGGTTTCCCTGCGCATCCACAGCAGAGATGTCAATGACCCCACTCTTGGTTATGAAATGTACCATTTGATCTTCAATGTGATTGCCCAGGTCAAACAGTCTCAGCATCCTGCCTTTGAATGGAGAGGGTAAAGACCATCTAAAGTTAAGCCAACTCTTCCTTTCATCGTCATCACCTATACCGCTCATACCTAAGTGAGCCCTAAACCTATCGTTGTCTTCTTCAATCCATTGATCCATCTTTTCAAAAATATACATTGATGACATTCCAGTACTTACCCTCCTTTCTAATTCTTATCTGTTTAACTTCATCAAAAACTTTATCTTCGTTAACTATTCTTTCTGCTGCAGACACAGCGTAAGGAAGATTAGATAGACCTCGTGACATTTTCTTCCACTGCCTTTCTGCCACCTCTCTTGGTTTACCTCTCATCTCGATCATCATTGAATGAGAGTAAGGCCAGTATTGTTCTGGTGATTTAAAGTTAATCTTCAGATAACGATTGTTGTTTTTAGAAACAGATTGCTCTGCCCATATCTTTGTCACATTGACTTGCTTTTCAACTGGCTTGAACTTCTCATCAGCCATGTCACTCAGGACATTACCTTCAGCAGCAATGGTTGTCTCAGCGGCTTCCTTTTCTTGAGCGACTGGTTCAAGAAGATCTATCTCAATCTTCTTAGGTTTCGGTTGGCCACACTCAACGCAATTTTTATACAAAGAATCGTTGACTGCCAGACAGTCGCATATCCATATGCCATCATTTTCATCCAACTCCTCTCCGGTCTTACTGCGCTCTGGCGTGGCTACATCTATGCATCCATGGCGCTTCATGTTCTCCCCATAGTCAAGAAGCAAACAATCTTTCTTGTTCTCCCATGGCCGCATACCACGCCCACATATCTGAACGTAAAGTCCCAGTGATTTGGTGGGTCTGAGCAGGCCAATACAGTCTGTCCTAGGCGCATCCCAGCCTTCAGTTAGCACGGCTACGTTGCATAGCGCATTAATCTTACCTGACTCAAAGTCTTCAAGGATTTGCACCCTTTCTTTCAGGGGCGTTTCAGCGGTAACACAAGCGGCAGCAATACCAAACTGTTTTAGAAACATGGTCATCTTGTTTGCATGAAGAACACTGACGCAAAAGAATACTGTACTGGTCCTGCCTTTAGTGTATGCCTTTTCAATCCAGTCATTAATGATGGCGATGATGGTGTTATCACCCATGGCTATACGTTCAAGGTCAGACTCACGATAGTCACCGCCTTTGAACTTCACTCTCGCAGTTGATGCATCAATTACTGCATCGTCATTCACCTTGAAAGATGAAAGCCTGCACAAGAAGTTCTCTTTGATCAGGTCAATGATCTCAGCCCGGTACGCAACTCCTCCAAAGAAGTGATCATCCATGCCATAGATCCAACCCTGACCCATCCGATAAGGTGTGGCCGTCACACCCAATACTTTTGGACAGCCAATCTCTTCAAAGTGATCAATGATCTTGCGATAGCGACTGCCTTTGTCAGTGCCTACATGATGAGCTTCATCGATGACGATGTAATCAAAAGGGTAGCTTTTTTCTAATCTTTTGGAGGAAGCCAAGGTGTCTCGACTGGCTACTACAATGGAGGCTGTTTGATTATATTCTTTAAGACTTGCAGCCAGTATGCCTATTGGTGCATCAGGCCATACGGATTGGATCTTATCCACTGCTTGTCTTATTAGCTCTTGTCTGTGAGCCAGTATCAGGAATCGTTTACCTGGATTGTCTTCGTATAGTTGTTTGATAAGTGTAGCAAAAACAATGGTCTTTCCTGCGCCAGTAGGCAGAACAATCAACGGATAAGTTGTTTCTTCTTCAAACCAGCAGTGAGCTTTTTCCAAAGCTTTTTTCTGATAGTTTCTTAATTGCATTTTTACTCCTCTATTTCATCGTCTTCAATCATCTTGCGATGTACCAGTGCGTCTTGCTTTGTCTTTCCTAAATGCCAAGTTACTAAGTCTGTACTTTCAGCATGTAGATAAAGATGAAAGACAGACCACTCAGCCATCTGAGCAAGCACTTGTATCTGGGTTAGATTTTCAGAGAGATTACCATCCAGAAATTCTTTGAAGTTGTCTTGAAGCATCTCAATCTCTTCCTTTTGTTCTGGTGTTATCTCATATATTTCTTTTGCCATATAAACCTCCTATAAAAAACAAAAAGTGGTGGATCGACAGGGAAGCAAATTACAAATCTGCGAGACTCCCCTGTCGTTTGGGACAACGATGCCACCTCACCGTTCATGCACCTCGCAGAAGTGTTTACGGTTTAGACCAATTGATAGCTGGTCCTGCTTGTGCTTGTGGTGCAGCGGCTTGAGGCTGTGCTTGAGGCGCAACTGCCTGTGGTGCAGGCTGTGCAACCGGAGCTTGAGCTTGAGGTTGATTGCCTCCTTTAAAGTTGAAAGCACTGATCTTATTCTGATCTTTGTACATTCCCCCTTTACCGTCAGATGTGCCAGGTTGAATGACAACCTTCACAGGACAGGGACGATTCATCGCTGCCTGTATCGTTGAATTGTTGAGAGGTGTGCTGTTCACATCAATACCAACTCCTGCACAAAATGCTTTCAGCCTTCCAAGCGAGGCTTGGTTTGAAGGATTCAAAACAAATGTTTCAAAGATCCTTCTATTAATATGTGATGGTCCAACGACAGAGAATTGAATATCAATCCCCTCACTTCCTGAACCATATGCAGTCCCAAGATCTTGTGATCGCTCACTGATCTCAATGCCTTCTACCATGTAGGCTCCCTCTGGAATAGGTCCAGCGATGCCTTGTTGACTCTCATCAACATCTTCCCATGAAATTCCTGAATCAAGTATACCCATAGCTATTTTCCTCCTTTAGCTACTTTAGTTTCTGGTGATTGCGTTGGGTTCAACGCTTTAGTGTATGCATTAATAAATTCTTGCCAACTCAAAGCCATCTTTTCTGGTAGCGCAATCCTAGATTTCGCATCAAATCCTGCTGAGAACTTGGTGTGCATGGATCGGTTACCATAACTTTTGGCTTTGGCTTTATTGCCGTCTTTCATCAATGAAGTTTCAAATGCTGCAAACAAATTGAAATCA